GGCATGAGTCCTCCCTACCTGATAAATTGGGTTGCTTCGACCCTCTTCCAGCAGTCCGTTCGTCATTACTCGTCACCCGTTCGAGGTCATATTTCTAGATTAGCCCACAAAGCGCTCGTGTTAACAGAAATCTTGTCCCCTGGAGCTGACTTTCGGGGCCTCTTCGTTATACGGAGGTCCTTATGTGCCCAAGCAAGGCGAGATCGCACGAGTCGGCCGACCAGCAGGTTGTTGAGCTTGCTCGCATCCTGGCGCTGGGGGTATTGCGGCTCATTCGCGCCTATAGTGCTAACTCGCGCGATAACGCGCAGTTACAGCCACCAAATTCTTCATTATCCCCTGGCTATAGGGCAGCCCCGGAGTGATAGATCGACATGTCGGAAGCCAACAACCCGTTGCCCCGAAAGGAGTTCTACATGTCGACCAGCAAGCCGCCCGTCCCCGACCACGAGAACCCCGACTTCCTGTTCTCGATCACTTCGACGGCCCTGCTCCTGGCGATCGAATCCGGCGCGATCGATCCGGTGGCCTTGGCCCGCCGCGAACTCGCCAACCGCGGCGTCGACCGCAGCGGCGCGTGGGTCGGATTCCCGGCCGCCGCCAGGATCCACCTCAAGGGCCAGGAGGCGGGGCGATGACAGGCTACCAGCAGATGATCCGCGAGGGCATGGCCCGCATGGGCCGCGTCGGTGCTGCCGATCCGCGCCACGTCGAGGGCTGGATGCGCTTGGAGCACGGCTGCCTGGACGGCCTGTCGCCGACCCAGTTCGCGGCCGAGGTCAAGATCGCGCTGCAATGCATCGCCACGGCCCCCGCCGCCGACAGCGAGCAGCTGGCCCAGAGCATGGGGCTCTGAGTCAACACACCTACCTGGAGGTTCTGGATCATGGCGACCAAGAAGACCACGAAGAAGGCGTCCCGCAGCTCCACGAAGGACCCCAAGCCCACGACCAGGAAGCGCCCGGCGGCGAAGGACGTCGCCCAGAAGCCCGCACGCCAGCGCGCCGCCCCGGACTCCCGGCTGCCCGCCGTCGGCACCGTGCTGACCCGCACCTACAAGGGCCAGCAGATCAAGGCGACCGTCGTCGAGGGCGGCGTCAAGTACGAGGGGGAGGTTTACAGGAGTATCTCCGGGCTGGCCCGCCACATCGTCGGCTACCAGATCAGCGGCCCCGTGTTCTTCAAGCTGACCGGGGCCAAGGCCGCGGAGGGCGAGTGATGGCCGAGCCGTCGATCGCCGCCCAGGTCGTCGCCCTGACCCACCTGTCAGTCGCCGAGCTGCGCGAGCGCTGGCAGGAGGTCTTCGGCGAGCCGACCACCCAACGGCACAAGCAGTACCTCGTCAAGCGGATCTCGTGGGAACTCCAGCGCCGCCACTTCGGCGACGAGCTGTCGCCCGAAGCCAAGGCCCGGCTCCACGAGCTGCAGGAGGAGTTCCGCACCACGCCGCCGACCTCGTGGTTCAAGGGGGCGAAGCACAACCAGGGGGCCGCCCCATCCCCAACTACCCGGAAGCGACAAGTCCGGGATTCCCGATCGCCGAATCCCGGCACCACCCTGACCCGCGACTACAAGGACCGGCGCGTTGTGGTCCACGTCCGCGGGGACCGGGAGTTCGAGTGGAACGGGGAGGTCTACCGGTCCCTGTCGGCGGTCGCCAGGGCCGTCACCGGCTCCCACTGCTCGGGTGTCGCGTTCTTCGGACTGTCCAATAGGAAGGAGGTCGAGCCGTGAAGGAGTTCTACGCCACCCGCGCCGGGCGCACGTTCTTCGACATCACGATGCCAGGGCTGGTCAGCGAACTGGCCCGGCTGAACGCCCTGCTGGAGAAGCTGGTCGAGCAGCGACCCGTCCAGGTAGCCGCCCCAAAGGAGCCGCAGAAGCCGTGAAGCGCCGCGAAGACATCACGACCGCCACCCGGCCCGTCCGCTGCGCCATCTACACGCGCAAGTCCACCGACGAGGGCCTCGACATGGCGTTCAACTCCCTGGACGCCCAGCGTGAGGCTGGCGAGGCCTTCGTCCTGAGCCGCAAGCACGAGGGCTGGACGTGCCTGGAGGCCCGCTACGACGACGGTGGGTACTCCGGGGGCGACATCAACCGTCCAGCGCTGAAGCGCCTGATGATCGACATCGAGGCCGGGCTCGTCGACGCCGTGGTCTGCTACAAAGTCGACCGCCTAAGCCGCAGCCTGCTCGACTTCTCCCGCCTGATCGAGGTCTTCGACCGCCACCACGTGATGTTCGTGTCGGTCACCCAGCCGATCAACACGGCCGACTCCAGCGGACGGCTGATGCTGAACGTCCTGTTGTCCTTCGCCCAGTTCGAGCGCGAGATGATCGCCGACCGGACGCGGGACAAGATGGCGGCAGCCCGCAAGAAGGGGAAGTGGACGGGCGGGTTCCCGGTGCTCGGATACGATGTCCACCCCGACGGCGGGAAGCTCGTAGTCAACGAGGAGGAGGCCGAGACCGTCCGGCAGATTTTCAACCTCTACCTGGACGTCGGGTCGCAGCAAGCGACCGCCGCCGAACTGAACCGCCGGGGGTGGCTGACCAAGTCCTGGATAACCAAGGACGGCACTCCCCACGAGGGCGTGGCCTTCGACAAGAACCATGTCGCACGACTGCTCTCCAATCCCCTGTACGTTGGGAAGGTCGGCCTGCGCGGTCAGGTCTTCCCCGGCGAGCACCCGGCCATCGTCAACCAGGCGCTCTACGACCGCGTACAAGCCCGTCTGGCGGCGAACAACGTCAGCGGAGGGGCAGTGGCGAAAAACCGCTACGGGCATCTTCTGCGCGGGCTGCTGCACTGCACGGCCTGCGGGACGGCGATGTCGCCGAGTGTGACCCGGCGCAAGGGGCGGGTGCATCGGTACTACGTCTGCGGGAATGCCGCGAAGCACGGGTGGAAGTCCTGCCTGCATCCTTCGCTGCCCGCCGGTCAGATCGAAACCGCCGTCGTTGAGCGGATCGCCTGCATCGGCCGCGATCCGGGTCTGCTGCAGGAGACGATTGCCCAGCTGCGGACCATCAAGGCAACACGCCAGCCCGCGTTGATTGCCGAACGGCGACGACTCGACCGGGAGTTGATCCGCCTACGGGACCGCGGGAGCGACGAGGTCCAGGTAGGGAGGATTGAGGGGCGTCTCGCGGAGATCGCTGAGGAGCTTGCCGTCCTCGAAGGCCAGTCGATCGACCGCCGGGACTTGGCCCGCGCGCTGCAATTGTTCGACGAGGTCTGGTCTTGCCTGTTCCCGCCGGAGCGGGAGCGCATCATCGGCCTGCTCGTCGAGCGGGTCGCCTTCGATGCCGCGCGGGAAGTGGTCTCCATCACGTTCCGGCCTACCGGGATCAAGGCGTTGGCCGAGGAGATCGCTGAAGCCCAGGAGGTCGTGGCGTGAACCAGGAGTTGAGAGTGGAGTTCAGGATGGCGGTAAGCAAGCGGCGGCCTACGCCGAAGCCCAAGCCCACCCCGGAAGCCAGAGCCGAGCGAAAACGGCAGGACCGGGCGGAACGCCGAGCCCGAAACCTCGCCCTCGCCTACTACATCGACGCCCTGGTGCGCAGCGGGGAGGTCGCGGATCTGGCGGCCGTGGCGCGCCTGTGTGGCGTCAGCCGCGCCCGGGTCTCGAAGGTAGTCGGGCTGCTGGGGATGGCGGGGGCGGAGAAGGAGCGGCTTCTCGAACGAGACCATTAGAAAAGCCCGTCGCGCGAAGGCTGCATTCGCTTGTATCTCTAAGCACTGGCTTTTTTTACCCCAACAAACTACAATTCAGGCCACTCGTTGAAGGAGTAGCAATTGAAGCCAGCAATGCAAGCAATAGACGACCCCAAGGGGATTTGGCAGTTTCTGCCAGTTAAAATGCTTCCCTCGCTCGTTAACGCACAAACAGCGCTCCCCGCGATCGCGAAAAACACGAAATTAATAGCCGCTATCGAAGAAGGGGTGAAACGAGTCCCCACAAACCACCGGATGATCTGCCAGGACTCCCGGAAGAAGTGGGATGTTCCAACCGAGAGCGTCCACCTAGTCCTCACGTCCCCTCCCTATTGGACATTGAAGGACTACCGTGTCGAAGAGGGCCAGCTTGGCTATATCGAGGACTACAACGAATTTCATCGAGAACTAAACAAGATCTGGCGCCAGTGCTACAAGGCGTTGGTCCCCGGTGGCCGCCTGATCTGCGTCGTAGGTGACGTTTGTCTTTCCCGCCGCAAGAACAACGGGCGGCATACCGTCATCCCACTTCACGCAACAATCCAGGAACACTGCCGCAAGATCGGCTTCGACAATCTCGCCCCGATCATCTGGTACAAGATCTCCAACGCTGCCTATGAGGCAGAGGGGAACGGTGCTGGCTTCCTAGGCAAGCCATACGAACCTGGCGCGGTGATCAAAAACGACATCGAGTTTATTCTTATGTTCCGGAAACCCGGTGGCTACCGACAGCCTTCGCTGCCCGAGCGCCTTATGAGTGTGATATCGTCTGCGAACTATCAGCTCTGGTTCCAGCAGATCCTGACAGGAATCACCGGCGCTTCGACCCGGCAGCATCCAGCGCCATACCCTGCTGAACTTGCAGCTCGTCTCATTCGGATGTTCACTTTTGTAGGCGACACCGTACTTGATCCCTTCTCAGGTACTGCAAGCACATCGGTGGGAGCGGCGCGCTGGGGCCGGAACAGTATCGGGATCGAACTAGACCCACAGTATTTCCAGATGGGCCTGGATCGGCTTTCGAAGGAGACCCGAGGGCTATTATCAACAGCAACTATCAAGACAGAGAAATAACAATTTTCACTCCGCGTGTCAGCGAAGCTCGAAGTTTCGAAGCGGGGCCTGCCATTGGTGAACTCTTCGCAAGCGTCTCTACATTGATACCGGTTGATCTAACGAAGGGTTGCGAATCGCTCCGTATAGAATGTCGCGATCCGCTCAATAAATGTATCGTAGTGGTCATGGTCGCCCGGCTGCGGCGCCGGTTGATCAGTACAAAGTGAAATACCACCTTGATTGTCGCAGTTTACTACGATTGTACAATAAGCATCAAACCCCACACCCTCTGGTCGCTCTCTCGTCACTAAACCACGCAAGTGCTTCACCATCCGGTCGGTAACGTGGGGCTGTTTGTGGTGTGTCACGTAGAGGGGCCTGCCCTCTTGTTGGCGGAGGGGCGAGACGAAAGTCGCAGCAATGTTCACAACAGTGATACCTGCGGCGATGGCGTCTGGCCTGCCACTATGCACGATCTCATGAGATGAGCTCAATTCATCAAATATCCTCGGCTGCGCCTTGCTGTGTTCGGTCATCACCGTTTTAGCCTCGCAGGCGATTAGGACCTCATCGAGATCAGTAACACGATGAATCCCATTCGCGGGCGGAGCCAATATTGGTCCGTCTACTGGTGTACCAACAGCCAAATCCAGCGTCTTCGACTTCCCAGATGCCCACCGATGCTTGAGGTTGATGCCATAGGCAACCACACCAATAGCTGCCTGTTCCCGAAGGAGTGCGCACCGATCAACGAGATCCACAACCACGGCGCTGCAAAGCTCTATTGAGTGAGCGTCGCTGCGGGAGTGGTAGCGGTAGGTCAATCCGAGCTTCGGGTCCACATGTCGGTGATCGGTCATCCATTGCACGAAGCGTTCTGGAGCTTTCATGGACATAATCCTAGTTCCTGGATTGCCTCAACACAAGTACAATTGCCCCTATACATTGAGAGCGGCACTCCAACCACAAAACTACCGACACATGTCTTGGGCCACAACTCTGACATCGTCAAGCCAGTCAGAAACAAGAGATTGAGGTCTATTTGATGCCCTGCTACAGATAACGTCTGCTGGATGCAGCCGTGGACTGATTCCATTATTTCTTGCTACACCTAATACGCCTCGGGCTGTATCTTCATTCCTGTGAGCAAAAAAGTTGCGGAGGGTTCGTAAATCATCAAAAGCTGTTGTTGAATACGAGAATGCGTTGTGCATGTTCACAAGGTTCGATGGCTGCAGTGCTTGTTGTACTCTCAGAAATGTTGCTGGTACGTGCCATGCTGGTTCCTCCATTCGCCGCCATGGTCCCGTTTTATTACGACCTCGGCCTGCAATCTCGACCGCAAAACCAATGGCTTCCATGGTGGAGTGAAAGCGGCCCGCATTAACGACTACACGATGTCCACCGGCTGTCATAGTACCAAGACAACACGACAGATAGTAGGCGCGGCAGAAGCTGCTCCAAAGATTTACGATTTCGATCGTTACGTATGCTACTGTACGTTCACTTGCAGAATCTAATGGCGCCGTCATGTTATCAACAAGCATTCTTAATCGTAAAGATCTTCTATTTACACGCATACCAAGAGTAGCCAACCTATCTACTTGGCGCATCACAGAGACCGCGGCTGCAGTGCATTGCAAATGCTGCGAAACCTCTTAACTCTTTGCTCGGCTGTATTTGTTTTCATGGAACACCCATCAACAAAATCTCTCGTAGCTTCACTCATGGTCGAACTTTCAATTGCCTCTGCGAGCATGCTTAGATTACCTACAACAATTGACCGGTCGAAGACAGTCTGGTTGTCGGACCTCCATAATGGATCTAGCGCGGGCACGGCCTTATGCATGTGTGTAAGTGCCAATACAAGCGAATATACAACATGGGGAGCCATTAGCGGGCCACCGTGCAGCTCATCCCATTCAATTAGCTGGTCAAATGAGCGCGTGAGTCGCTGCTTAATCTCATTCTCCATAGGAAACCGCTCGTCGTGGTCACGGTAAGTAGCATCGAGTTGCTTTTCTTTTGTTGTCTGAATTCCATTCAGGAGTGCATGGCATACTTCAGTGATAAGCTTAGAATCAGCCATTCGCACGATCTTGTTTTCGCTAAATATCCCTAAGCGGATGAAGGCTTTGTCGTACTGACGACCAAGCCGATGAACAAACCATTTGAATGGTCCCTGATAAACAGCGTGTCGTTTTTCTTCTGGGTTCAAAGGAACCGTATATGAGTTCATCCTACGAAAGACATCGCGCACTTCCTCATCCGACGCAGAAATAAAAAGATCAGCACTGAGCTGATAATCGAGGAACGCCTTCTGGTCATCCTCAGCCATTTCGGAATATAACCTGCTAGCCAGTTGCGGAGAGTCCAGCGAACCAGAGGCACGAAACGAATCGTCATAGAAGTCCCGAATCGCGATGCTACGTTGCTGGCCATCAACGATTTCTTTGAACGTTTTCTTGCTCTTTACGTCAACTTTTTGGTATAAGTATATCTTCGGCATTGGTAAGCCTAGAATAATGGTTTCAATTAGAAATGATCGCGCAATCGAGGGCCACACCTTGGCGCTACGTTGATAATCCCTATTAACAAGAATATCACCACGCTTCATTGCCTCACAATAATCCGCGATTGTAAAATGAGTGGACACGGTATGCATGTGACTTCCTTTTACAATTGTGGTCAAGACCAAGATCGTCTGATCAATATACCGGACATTGCTTCCTCCGTCTACGCTATGTCCCCCTCCCCGCTTTAAATTATTCGGGAGAAGGACAGCTCGCACGCCATCGATCGTCAAGCCGAGCGGCGTAGCTCTCAACCCAATTCAGCCATTCTAAAGTTTCTTGACTCTCAACGCCATGCTCGCGAGCGTTCGGCATACCACCCCGGCCGTCCACCAGGAACGCACGGATCAACCGGCTTCTCTGCCAGGCGTCCAGAAGCCGGTCCAGTTTATCGACGCGGGCCTTTTCCGCCATGCGCTCCCGCTCCTGCTCCTCCCATTTCCGCCTGCGCTCAAGTTCCTCATTCTGCCAACGCGCCCGTTTCAGGGCAGCCGATCGTGTCGCGATCGCGACTTTGACCAGGCCACGGATGACGGCTTCAAATCGATCCTCTAGCCTACTGCGGGCTATGTCGCCCCACTGACGCCGGACCCCGTGGACGCCAATATCCTCTACCCGGATGCATAGGCGGCCCGTAGGGACGCGCTCGCGTTGTGGCGGCCCTACCCACGAGTAGTCCCGTTCGGATGCACGGCGCTGCCTGGGGGTAGGATCCACGGCCCTTGATTCGGTCTCCTCAGCCAGGTATATCGGTATAGCCTCCCCCAGGATCCGGACCCGAGTTTGGCCGTCATCTTCGACGACTACCTGGATTCCGCAGGAATTGAAAGCCGCTATCAACTGATCCATGACCCGCACTGCCCGCTCGGCACACCCCCGGCTTACCCTGACGTCGTACCGGTGCTTGGCTCGAGGGCGGCGCAGGCACTCGTCGACGATGCTGCCATGGGTCAAGCTCCGGGCTGTGGAGGCGGCTAGGGGAGACAGTAGCGTCGCCTCATCCCGCCCTGCCGCTATCGCCAGGCTGGCGGGTAGCTTCGCTAGCAACACCTCGGCTGCCGCGAGCTGGTCGGCGTCAACGTCCACCGGGTCAGGGAGGGAAATGCGAATCATGGCCTCCCCTTCCCCCTCCTTCAGCGGCGGCAGCGGAGGACGCCGGACACGTTTTCCTGCCCTCAACTCCTGCCAGTAGCCCCGGGGTGGGCGCGGAATGCGGTGCTTTCGGCAGATTTTGGCGAGCCCCGAGTCGCCCAGGCCGTAGCGCTTTGCCAGCTGGGTTATTGGCGTGGACCAGACTTCGTCGTAGAGCTGTTCACGAGTAAATTCGTGTGTTTGTATCGGCATTTCTTCTCCCCCTCCGCAGGCAGTGGCGCGGATTCTTGCCAGTCGAGAATGTACGTTGTAGACTCCCTTCGGTTGTGGTATCAGATCGAATCTGGGATGAATTCAGCAATAGTTCATCTGTTCAACAATTATCGATGTATTTGGTTACTGTCGTTGACAATACTACCCATGTGCGGTGACAAGTATGCCCCGTTTGAAGTACATCTGCTTCGATAACAGCCACAGGCTCAAGCAAAATGAATATTTATTCATCTACCGAGACACATCATTTAAATTGATTCAGAATGCATCCCGCCAATACAGCGATGTACTCATCACCGTTCTGCCCAATAGTAGCGAAGCGGTAAGCGAGCATATCTACTCGATTGCCTCCGAGTATCTAAGCGCTATGGCTTGGAATAATAAAGCGCGCGTGATGGTACAGGATGGAATCAGCCTCCCCGTCCATGCAGGTTATGATCTACGAACCGCCACGTACCGATACTTATGCCCACCAATATTGCCATATTCAACGATGACTGCGGGCCTAGATATATCTCGGATCCCGCGCATTGATAACGAGAAACAGAATATCGCCTTAACCCTGTACCGAGAAGCCAGTGGATCCAATTCCATTTTCTTATCTTTTATATTCTTTTGGCAAGTAATGGAGGTAGCCGGAGGTAATACGAAGGACTTCATCGACAACACTCTTGCCGGCTCAACGCCAATGCCAAGAGCAATTAACACGGTACTAGCTCGACTTACACTTGATGGTCGATCGCTTGGTACTTATCTCAAGGAAGACTACCGCCATGCCATTGCTCATATACGGCGAAAGCCAGGGAGGCGTAAGCTACAACTCGACCATCCCAAGGAACGCTCAAAACTGGTTGCAACCACACGTATAGTTCAAACCTTTGCTGAGCTCTATATCCGAGATATCCTTGGACTGAACCGCCACCTCGACCTAGTGAAGCAACTGGACGATGACTTTCCCATATACATGTAAAAAAGGTGGTCCCAGATTATTGGACAGTTCGGCGGCTCATTTAGGGTGGACACCCCGTGCCCGATCATGCCGCCAGCCTCAGATTGTAGACCTCCATCGGCGTCTTGTAGCCTCCTAGTTGGCAGTGCAGCCGAGAAGTTGCCGTCTACCCTCGCACAACCATACCGCCATAGGGAAGAAGCGGTGCGGTCGCCGGGCGAGGGTCAAGGCGACATAGGATCGCATCAGATCCGAAGCTAAATGTCTAGGCTCGGTACGTCCCCCGCGCCACCCTCTTGATCTTCTCGCTAGTAGAAATCGTCCGCCGCAGCACGTTGGCGAAATTGGCGCTCTTGGTCTTGATCAGCTTCTTCTTCTGGATCGTGTCCATGATCTCGGGGAAGGCCATGGGTTTCTTGTTGGCCTTGAGCAGGGCGACGACCACGGACTCGACGGTCAGGCGGGGGGCTTTGGGGGCTGCGGGCCGTCCACGCTTCGCCGCTACATGGACCTTCGGCTTGCGGCCGGGCTTGGCCTTGGCGGCGGCGGCTTTCTTCCCTACCCGGACGCCTGGCTTCCGACCGGGCTTGCCCTTGGTCGCCGCGACCTTCTTCGCTACTTGGACTTTCGGAGTCCGGGTAGCCTTGGGGGCAGTGGCCTTGGCCTTCGCTGCTGCACCCTTGAGCAGCCCCGCCACCAGATGTCCTGTCGCGGCCTGAACCGCGGCGTACTCCTTGTCGAGGACGGCGAGGCGGGATTCGAGTTTCTTGAACTGGGTCTGGGTCTTGGCCAGTTGCTTGCGGCTGGCGGCGGTCGGTCGCGTAGCTGGCTTTGATTTCATTCTCGGCATGGGGGCTCCTTTCTTCACTATTAGATTCCGGCTGCAGAGTATGCTTCGTGACGTTAGATGTCAATATGTAGAGGCTCGGGCAGCCACGCCAGCATTCTCACCTCTATCCACGACTACGGGAGTGTCCCGCGTTCCAACCTGTATTTATAAGTACATTCCTTCGCGCACCTGTTAATAACAGTGGTTTCGTGTAGCGGCGCGCCCATCGTCCAGTACACCATGCCCGCCTCTTCGAAGTAGGTGATGACCTTCTGGTAAAACTTACCCTCGTAGCCATAGGCTCGAATGTATTTAACCAGCCGCTCGAACAGTTCTTCTTCAACTTTATCCCGAACGATGTACTCGTGCGGCCATTCAGGCATTGTCTTGGCATACGTCCATCTCTGGTCATTTATGAAGGTCCGCAGTTCTACGGGGAATGCCGCCGAATGCGGGGCTGCCTCCGGGGCGGGATTCGTAGACTTTACTGCCTTGATCGGTCCCATATTTGTTCCCACGTCGAATCCAGACTCCTCATAGACGGAAGTGCGCCACTACGGGAAGATGGTCGCTGAGACCGGAACCGAAGACACGGTCCTGCGAACCCGTATCGCAGGATTTCAATCGCGAGGCAAGGGCTTCGGTCACGAACATGTGATCCATTTGATGCACGACCGCCCCACCTCTTGAGTTGCGAAATGTGGGCGTGAGCGCGCCCCTGGATTCGCGGAGACACTCGATCAGCCCCAACGAGGCCATTCGATCGAGATACTCGCGATTGCCCCCGGCGGACCATGTCGTATAGTCAAATGTCTCCGACAGATTAAAGTCGCCCGCCACAATCCAGCAACCCGTTAAACTTGCTCGGTGATGCTTGAGACTTGCCCAAAGGATGTCCGCCATCCATAGACCGGGGTTTGTCGTCAGCCGTACGCCGCTGATGTCTACACCGACCAGACATTCGGGCTCAATCCGCCAAGCCGGGCTGTACGCCGAGACTACCTTGAGGGCTGGTCCGTTGCTCGGGAGTATTTCACGACAAATCAGATTGCCCGCGAACCTCGTGAGCTGCGCATCAACCCAATCGGACAGGCCCGACAAGTGAATCGGTTCACCCATCTGGCCTCGAACTAGCAGGGCCGTACTAAACTTCTGCGGAATCCCAGTCTTTCCCGCAGCAGGGCGGAGATCGCATGCATACCGGCCCAAGACCTCCGGCGGCAGTCCTCCAACCTCCTGGAGAACGGCCACAGTAGGATCGAGTTCGAGTAGGTAGTCCCACAACGGGCTGCCCGCAGTCGCCCGCCGACAGTTCCAGGACACTACCGTGAACTGCGACATACTCGCTCCTGTGAGATAGATCTAACGGGTAGTATGCAGAACTGTGTTGCAAGATACAGCTATTTGATATTCCGCGAAGTGTAAACGCCGGTCCGATAGCCGGTCGGATACCGCAGCATCAGGCCCGTGGCCATAACCGCCACACTCGACGGCTCCAGATTCCCCCTACGAAGTGCTTTTCGTTTGCTTAGCCTGCTTCTCTTTATCTTTCTGTTCATGCTTGCTATTCTTCTGCTTCAGACTCTTGTCCTTATCCTTTTTCCCGCCCTTGTCGCCCATTGAACGGCTCCATTCCGTTTGGCGTGTCGTGATCACCGCGGCACTGGCCCGCCTCCGCGCGCTTCCGATAGCCTAAACCACCTGGGAACGCAGGTCCAGTAGTCGGTCGAAAACTGCGCCGCCCCGACCGAAATCGAAGCGCGTCGGCCCACTCAAGGCGAACACCTACTGGACCAAACTCATCCTCACCGTCTCCACCCTCCCCCCAGCCTCCAGCCGCGCAAAGTAACTCCCCGATGCCATCCCCCGGCCAGACGCGTCCCGGCCGTCCCAGGTAGTCTGGTGGCTGCCACGGGGGAGGTCGGCATCGACCAACGTGCGGACCATGGCCCCCGGCTACCTTCCATCTCCGCCCTTCGTCGTCTTCGCCGCCCCGCCAACCTTCCAGCAGTATCATATGCCTTCAGGCTGACGTGGTTTACGGCTTGGTAGAGCCAAATATTATCACGCACTTAAGGATTCCCGGTGATAACATTTGAAAAGCCGCTCTGATTACCTTCCTGATCATACGCTTGCGCAGATACATAATAGGTCGTGCCAACAACCAAATTTGTAAAAGTGTAGGAGGTGGCCTGACCGGCGTGTTTGAGAATAAAGGAATTAGGATGATCGCCATAACCCACCCAATAGCCCGCCACATCCGGTGCGACACTGGCCTGCCATTCAACCCGCAATGAACCGCCCCCCTGGCTGGATACGGAAATCATGGTGGGTGGTTCTGGCGCCACCAGATCAGACCAGGTAAAATTTCCGTAGGGGGAATGATAATAAAACCCGAAATAATTCGGGGATACATACACCGAGAATACCATTGCGTACTGGAATTCACCAGTCTTTAGCCAGCGCAAATATTGATTGGCACTCCCGGCAGTACCGGAACTCGGAATCCAGCCTTCGGGGGGAGGCAAATAATCCGGCGTGGCGAGGCAGTATTCGAAATAGGCCAGATCGCCGGTCCACGAGGATATCCCACTGGGGGCGACCAGGCCGACCATATTGCCTGCCGGGTTGTAACCATCATAGCGGAAATCAGCACCACCGCCCTGTGGATCTATTGAGCCAGTAGAAAAATCAAAAGAACTCCCCGCAGGAAGCAGGGCATATAATGATCCGGGAGGAGTGTATTCTGGCGGCGGTGGAGGCGAATCGATTTCTTTATTACAACTCGAGAGAAGGACGCTTAAGGCTAGTGAAATTGTCACCAGCAATGTTGTGGACTGGTTTGATGGATTGAGCATAAAACCTCCAAGGGCCAGTGGCCAGGGTTTGGTACTTTCCATCGCGGCGCGGCATTCCTGAAAATAGTATGCAAAACGAGTCCCCTCTGGAGACCAATGCGGGCGCGGTATCGATTGTAGCAGAACGACAAGGCGGGCGAACGAAGATTCTCATTAATAGGGACAACTGCCGTCTAGTATGGGCGCAAAGGAGCCCCGGGAGTCGCCCCCCGAGGCCCCTGTTGGTCTGATCTCTAACGGACGAGGCTCATCCTAACCGTCTCGACCTTCCCCCCCGCCTCCAGCCGCGCGAAGTAACTCCCCGACGCCATCCCCCGGCCAGACGCGTCGCGGCCGTCCCAGGTAGCTAGGTGGCTGCCATGGGGGAGGTCGGTGTCGACCAGGGTGCGGACTAGGGCGCCGCGGACATCGTAGATTCTCAGCGTCACACGGCCGTCTTGCGGCACGTCGTACTTGAACGTAGTCGTCGGGTTAAATGGATTCGGCACGTTACCGTGCAATACGAGCCCATGCCTGGCCGCAACACTCTCGATTGATAAGGCGATCTGTGCAGCTTCGTAGTGGGAGCGCGCCTGTGAAGAGGTCAGAGCGCCGCGGTAGACCTTCACTTCATCCACCAGGCCCTTGTAGTACCGGCCCAGACGGTAGTGGCAGCCGATGAACACGTCGCCCGCGTTCACACCGGCGGGCGCCGCATACAGCTCCTCTTCCACCAACTCGCCGTCCACGTAGAAGCGGGTGAGCCCGTCGGCGACGCTCGTCGTGCCGATCAGGAAATGCCAAACGTCGTCGTTGAGCGTCGTTGTCGACGAAGCCTGGAGGCACCCGGAAGGGCCACAAGCGACAAACGCGATGGTCCGATCTCCGTTGTCCTGCAGGGTATAGCCCGTATACGTCGGTGGGTCATCGAACGATCGGTGCGATTTGTCGAAGATGCACGGTTGGTCCCAATCCTGCACAGGATCCATTCGCACCCAGGCTTCAACGGAGATCTCTTCGATCAGATCGTATTGCGCAGCCGCCGGAATCTGCACGAATGTCTCCACGCCGTCGAAAGCCGCGGCGCTCCCGACCACTCCAGGAACGCGCGCAGCGCCGACGATCACCCCGGCATTGGCGTATATGCTGCTATCAACCGCAACATCACCGTTGGGTTCGTCGAACGACCACCAGCCGACTAGATCTGGACCAATGACTTCTCGGTAATCGGCCGCAATCTCCTCCGCCGATAAGGCGCCGCTATACACCTGCACCTCGTCGATATCCCCAGTATAGTAACGCCCGAGCAAATAGTGGCGCCCGATGAACAAGTCGCCGCCATTGACACCCAGCGGCTGTTCATAGTCGGCTTCGCCCGCAAGCATGCCGTCCAGGTAGAACCGGATGATGCTATCAGCCGTCGAGACTGTGCCAACAACAAAGTGCCAATCACCATCGTTTAGCGGCTCGCCAGCGGCAGCCCCCGAGCAGGATGGTTCACCGCAGGCGAAAAAAGCCAAGGAGCGGTCACCGGGATCCTGCAGCGTGTAGCCAGTGCAGAAGGGCGGCTCATCCCAGGCACGGTGCGATTTGTCGAACACGCAGGGATAGTCCCACGACTGCACGGGATCCATGCGGATCCAAGCCTCGACGGTGACAGCCGAGGTGTCGTCATAGGCCGCCGTGTGCGGAATCTGCACAAATGATGTCGCACCGTCGAAACGCAACGCTCGTCCGCGCACACCGTCGGGGATAGACGCCGCGCCGTAGATGATGCCGTCGTTGTGGAGGGTGCTTCCGTCAATAGCCACGTCCCCGCCACCTTCATCGAACGACCACCAACCGATCAACGTGGCGGCGCGCAGTTCACTCACGGCCGATGTCGCCAGAAACACGACAAGAAGCCCGATCACAGACCACCTGACATGGATTCCCATCGCTCCGCCTCCCGCTGACTGATGCCGGAATCTCAGGTTGATCATAGCAGAAAGCGCTATACGAGCAGTGCAAACCTGGATGGACTCAGGCCCAATTATGTAATTCTGAGACTATTGCGGAGTATGCATCGCCGTGCTAATCCCGCGAAACAGCGGCCGAAGCACCCACCAACTTCTATCAGCCAGTACCCGCTGAAGTTAGCTTACAAATGCAGCTTTTCGCATATGAGGTGCCGGACCCCAATCCGCTGTCAACGAAAGTGAAGCCGGGGTGAATTCGAGACTCAGAGAAGGTTTGCGGGCATTTTCAACCCCTACTGGACCTCTCCCCCGACCTCTCCTTTCGGCCACCCCCGGCACCCCAAATCCCGGTCCCGTAACTGTCGTAACCACAGCCAAATACAAAGGCCCCGATCTACCCAAGACCGGGGCCTCCGTCAACATCTCTGTAACTCGTTGCTAAATTTAAACTTGTTGGCTCCCCGGGTGAGGCGCTCTGCGTGACGGGAAAGAGAGATATCTCGAATCGCGGTCTGTATGCGAATATTTGCAGCTGTGGTTTCTCGGCCGATTCCAGGGCATTTCGCTTCCGAAAGCAACGGGAGCCTCGAGAAACAAGGGAAACCCCACCTACTTCCTGAACATCGCTTTTACGTCGCCCATGCTCCTGTTCTCGTTTGGCAACGGCGTTGGCGAGAAGGGCTCGTAGCGCACCGTCGTGTGAATCGACGGGTCGTCATGCCTGTCCCAGATCCAGGCCGCAATCGAATCGGCCGAGGTCGTTCCCCAGTAATTACCCGTCAGGTTCATGGCATCGTCGGGGCCGATGTGGAAATCCACTTTAACAGATGGGCCATTGCTGCGACCGATGTGTGAATTGTGAATTTCGCACAAGCCATTCGCAGAGAGAATTGTTTCACCTGCTCCACCACCCTCCAATACCAAGTTTGATCCATAAATATAGCCCCCGCCCATTATGGTCATATTGCGATATATGCTGTTTCTTATTTGTGCATTCTCTAATGTGAGAATTGCTCCACTATCGCTTACAATACCCCCAAAGCATCCATTCGATTGAACGTCCTGCATCGTTACCCTGCCACCAACAACTGCATAACCGGTATTGCATCCAACGGCATTACAATCCCTTACTATTGTATTTGGATGGGTAATATAGAATCCCGTTTGGGATCTCTCAACTCGAAAATCCGACACTTCAACAAGGATCTGCCCCACTCCATATGCACCAACCTTTATTCCGGATCCAATGCAATCATATGCCTCACAGTCCGATATTGTTGCTCTGATAGCCTTGTCTACTAATACTCCGTGATACCACATACCACGAAACGTACAGTTTCGCACCGAACCCGATGGATATAGATCTATCCCGCGCCAAGTGTTTTCGAATGTCATGTTCTCTACCACACCCCATGTGTTTTCCAGGCCGAAGGCAATGCCCATCGAAATTGTAACCACCGCCTCTTCGCTCGTCTGAGCAAGAGGGTAGAGCTCTGTCGGGCCGATGATTACTGCGTCTCGATCCGTGCCAATAATCGTCAGACTATCCACGTGTACGCCTACGATCACTTCAAAGTGTAGAATAGGATCGAACACCCAGAATTGTTCATAACGTCCTGGACCAACAAGCACGGTATCCCTGGGTGACGAAGCATCAACCGCAGGCTGGATATTTGTAAAATCACCGCTGCCGTCTTGCTCGACTCGCCATGTGCGAGCCGAGCAGAACGACGGGGCTAAAAGGACAATCAGCAAGAGATGTCCGAGCTTCATGTCTCTCCTACCTAATCAGCATCAATCTCTGCACGCCCGAACCGGTCCGACACTTCAAGCGTGCAAAATATAGACCGCTAGCTACAGGTCGCCCGTGGTCGTCCGACCCATGCCAGACGACATCATGGAGACCCGCGGACAGCTCAGCCGACACCAGTGTTTTCACTGCAGCTCCGCGAGTATCGTAGATCACGACTTCAGCCTTCCCCGCCTCTGCTAACGTGAACTTCAGCGTAGTGCTTGGGTTGAACGGGTTCGGCTGGGGCAATGCAAGGCTCGTCACGAAAGCTGGCACTTCAGGAGCCCTCATCACAATGCTATTGAGGCCCTTGCTGGCTCCGCAGATTGCCTCCAAGTACACCGTCACACCGGAATAGAGGCGTGTCCAGTTCACCCCGTCTGCGGTAACCCAGGCCTCCTGTCCGCTTGTTGTTAAAGAGTAACCGACTCCCGGCTTTTTGCTTTGGTCGCCGTTTTCCGGGTCCTGTGGATAGCGGAGAGCCAAGAACAGGTCTCCCGCCTCACTGGTAATCGGCTGGGAAAACATGATCTCAGTCCAACTCGTATCACTGCCCGCAAGACCAGATGCCGCGGTGTAGGCTCCTGCGAGGCTCGGGAAGCCATCCTCATCGATCAGCAGCAGTTTCGCCTCTTGGAATATTGTTCCAGCCTCTTTATTGAACCATCGGAGACCTTCGATTTCGCTCCCATCGGGCATAGGTACGAGGATGGCAAGATATGAATCTTCGGTCGCGGGTGTAACCGCCAAAAAAGACACAGGTGTAGTAGCACCGGCGATCCCAGAGACACAGACAACTAGAACGGTCATATTGATAATTCTTCTCATTATTCCACCATCCCAGGTTCCTCGATGCACACAGTGACATTCAACGGAACATGCGTACTGCCTCTACGACCGAGCGCTGGCGACACCCTCAGGGACCCATCCTGATTCTTTGTGGCGCTCTCTGCCTGGATGTCATATGAGCACCCAGCCACACACAACGTATTGCTCCACACTATTTTATGGTGATAACCTCCGTCTACGAGCGGTTGTACAGAAGCGGTCACTCCAGTTGAAGTAGGAGTTAAAATATAATTACCGAAATCACAGCCTGGCGGCGTACTCGGTGCAGTGACCGTTACTCTATCCAAATTCGGATCACTACTAAACGGCGTATTCCACTCGATAACCCAGTCTGCTAGCATATCGGGATGTGCAATCGCCGTTGCAGTTAGAGTATTTGTGATCGCTCCGGGTGCGCTATTATCGTAGACGGTTACAATTTCCTTGCATGAGAGCTGCTTTTGCTGTTCGTATCCATCAGGCCACATAATCGTGGCGATCGGCACAGTTGCGCTCTCTGCTCCTTGCAAAACTCCAAATATCAACACTGCTGGACTCTGGCCTCCTAGGCCGCTTCCACCATCGACTACTTTCTTCAATATGCGACCGTTAATGGTAAATGAGACAGAAGCTCCGATCGCGGATTTATTAGTGCCACCATCGCCGATTAAACGAACACCATACCAGCATATTGTAGGCGGTTCATAACCAAACAAACCTGTATTTTGGAAGTAAAACTTTCCGAATTCGGCTCCATACTTTGTTGCATCTCCAATCAACAGATCTGAATCACCATCGGCCGTCATATCTGCAGCAATTCCAGCTGTTATATTATCTCCGAAGGATATTCCTGATGATTCCGTTACACTAATCAGGTTAGCTCCGCCGCCGCTCGACGGAACAGACCTAAATAAAGCTCCCTTGTTACCTGTCTTACTTGGTAGACACAAGTAATCCGGATATGTATCAAGATCGTAATCAAGTGGTATCATAGTTGAATGATCATTTGAACTGTATGCATTCAAGACCAAGTACTGATTGAACTGACCTTGTCCATTATTTATATCAATAAAGCTGTGATAATTACTGCTTACAGCAAGATCTTGATACCCGTCTGCGTTGTGATCTACAAACGACATCCCGCCTATCCAATGATTATCTGACAGGTTCAATTTTATCGCCGTATCATCGGTATATGTTCCATTACCATTGTTTATGTAAAGTGATGAATGGTTGTCATAACTTTCGAACTGACTTATGTCGCCAACTAGAAGGTCCAATTCACCGTCATTATTGACGTCTGCCCAAGATACTGACGTTGTTGCGGTTTGGTTATCGAAGGCGTTCGTGAGTATACTTGAACTAACATCTTCAAATATAACATCTGTGCCGATTGTCACGTTATGCAACACAGAGTTAGCGTGCCCATAAATTGGTAGTTGCCCACCCATGGGGTCCTGGTGGCTTCCCACGCCTCGCCCGACAACCAGATCTACTCGTCCGTCGCGATCGTAATCACCCCACGATCCGCACCAGGATTGTTGTAGTGCTGTACTTATACTGGTGTTGCTGCTCACATCTTCAAAGATTTGACCGATCGTGTTTCCTGTATTTCGCAAGATTTTTGCTTGCGTTTCATGAGCTAAGAATAGATCTACATATCCGGATCCATCGTGTGCCGCATCATGATCATTTGTTATATCAGCTGCAGCAATCCCTCTGTATCCGGTAGCTCCGAATGCTGATTGCTCATAAACTCGATCATATTCGGGCACTCCCTCGATTGGTGAACCTGTGTATCGATATAGAATGGCGTAACCATTTCGTTGTGTTACGAGTAAATCGAGGCTGCCATCATTGTCATAGTCAAAGGTATTCATTGCATATGGTTTTCCAGAATACTTAAGTCCAGTTCCCGGAACTAACGGATCACCGTAGGCATCGCCAGATCTATCAACATACTTAGCCCTAGCTGGAACCATTACATCATCTACTGTTACTCTGAATATTTCTTCACCACCCGATGTGCCGGCATATAAAATATTTGGGTTGTATTTATCGATTGCTATAGAAGTGACTCCGCAATTTGGAGGGCCATCTGCACCAAGAAGATGCGTCCAGCGTTGGTTAACATTAAGGTCAGTGCCATCATATTTCCAAAGTCCCCCACTTGGCAGATGAGGATAAGGATCTAAGCCGACATAGATTACTCGCGGATCACGCTCATCAATAGCTATTGCATCAACATGCGTCAAGCGCTTGGCTCCCTCAAACTCCGCAAGATTCCATTGCCAGTTATTATTAGGGTCTTGTGTATGATATGTATCCAATCCTTCCTGTACATTAAATACATCTCCTCCGGATTCAACAGTATTTGCAAGAATTTCCCATTGACTATCATCCGGGATAATTCCAAAAGTATAAGGTGGTATTAAACGAAGAACAGTTCCCATACGAATAAGATTGGGATTTGCAGAGGATTGTATGTACCCATTGATTCCATATGTACCAAAGTACACAACTGAGCCATCTTTATCTGTTTCAACTGTACTGACATTTCTGCAAGCCGCCTGAAGCGTGTTCGTCGCCCCTCCGGGCGGATAGCCATCAACTATTAAGGCAATATCTCGAGAATTAATATTGTATTCATAGATTCCTCCGTTATCATTAAATCCCCCCCTGGATCCAGCGGCTGCAAAAACAATAAATGTATTTGGAATGTAGCATAAATCCACAATAACCCTATCTGCCGAAGCAGAGGGTATGCTGTCAATATTCCATTGATCAGTGATTTCATCATAACTGGCTGTCCATATATCACTGAAGTAGTTTCCCACAAAATGATCACTTTCTAGATCATATTCTCGATATGCTACAGAAATGCACATTGTTATCTCATTAATAAATTCAAAATCGGTAATCCAGTATCCGTATGTACCCGATTGATAATTTTGATAGTGCTGTTCTAGAGGATTGGAGTGGAAGTCTCCAACGTTAGTACCTATTTCATAATAATCACCATCTGGCTGAGCGAGATCATACCGTATTAATGATCGAAAGCAATTACGTCCTGGCCTGCTATCGCCTTCGGGCATATTCAATATTGCATATATCATATTATTGTGCCATTGAACTTTACTTGCAAGATTTCCAATATATTTATTTCCCGCTGAATACATCTTCCAACCAATCCAATTGAATGAGCTATTTGTATTGTCTGTAGCTCGGAATACATCGAAATCGCCCGCCCCTATTGCGAGCACTCCATCTGGAGACATATCTAATGACATAACAGCCATTTCATTTAACCCATTTGATCTCCAGTCTAGACCATTTCCAGTGCAATATATTTGCTCCCACCCATCACCTGCATCAGTGCTTATCATGGGACGATTCCCAAACCATGCCAGCATTACATTATTATTACTTGGACTCACAATAATCGGAAGTGTCGGATAGCTAAAATCATTAATCAGCCAGCCAAGTTCAGCAGAGGTGAATGATTGTTCCGAGAACGTACAATATTCAGAGCCTACATTGGAATAATAATAGTAATTGTAGGAATTCTCTGATCCATTCATGCCTAAAATATGTACCCATTTATCATCATCACATTCTGCCGTATGTAAATAGTATCCAACTAGATTTACACCATAATCATTGATCCAATTGTTGCGTTCACCAACAATTACAATATCACTCAATTCTAACGGGTCAGGAATTACCGTTAAACTGGTTAACTCAAACCCGGTTTGCATAAGACGATCACGCCAAATATCTGTTTGGCTATTATCAACGGGATCATTTAATGCAAAAACACTCCATATATCGGCACTAAAATCATATGTACATACGGAGGAATAGAGATCTGGATCCAAATTCACAGGCTTTTTTTGAAGTGCGTATAACATTGTTCCATTCCCGAACTGTACGTCCCAGTAATTACCTGTCCAGTAATCCTCTAAATCTCCTGTTTTGATTGATGGCTCTAGATCTATCCATTCTGGGTTTGGATCACTACTAGTGTAGCCATAAAATCCATTTTGACATGCAGCCGCCATATAATATGTGTTAGCGTCTAGCTGTTTAAATGCAAGCCTTCGCACATTCCCCATTGAACCGGATCGAGGAACAGGATCCCAGCTATCCGGGGGGGCGGGAGATTGATTAGCTACATTTAACGACCATAATGAATACCGAGTATACTGTCCTCCGTTATAATAAGCCGCACTTGATCCACCATATGGCAGAAATACGCTATAGTTATTCGGGTTCGGAACTGGATCGAGACCAACGGACGGGAAAAAATTAAAGTAAGCATGATTGTCACTTAGCCAACGAGCCGATCCTGCCCCTGCATAAATTTCGTGATCAACACTATTATAGCATAAGGTAGAAAATTCAATTGGCTTAGCGGTTGCGGGTGTTACAGGATTTCCATTTACGTAAAATTGTTCATAGTATGAATAGCTTGCATGACCAGTTTGCAGCACCCACTCCGAAGCCTCAAATGCGCGGAAATAGATACCACCACGAGTAGCGGCATAAATACCCTCCCGATCATCCAAGATGTCATCGTTAAGCCCCGAATCTCTAACTATGAGTAAATCGTCGACGTAATAGGCTCGGCCACTTTCAGCATCAACCAAACCATCGTTATATGGGGCCCATAAATTACCACCATCATATGTCACATAAACACCACACTGATCACCGCCAACATATATCGTGGTTGAATTGTCGGGATCAAATGTCGCCGCATGAATTTGCCCAGCGACGCCGATTCCAATAGGCTCAGAAGTTACCGCGTTTGCAATATTACCAATGAGAAACACTATCATCATTAGTGTGATATGAAATAATAATCTGGATAAACATTGGTGACAACTCACACGCTGATGAATCTTATTAGTATGACGCCCAAACATATTTGCCTCCATTGGAAATAGACAACGCAGTTTTTTAAAGACAAAACGATGCGGTGTTCGCGGGTGATCAATAAGAGAGTGCAGATGTCGCGAAATGGAAAGCATGCTGACCTCGTTCTCCGGGATCAAAGGCACACGCCGCTCACACGGCTGGCTCGACTAAGTCACCCCGGGCGAAGGCAACGATGAAGTCTATTGAGAAAACCTTTTGGCTGTCAATCGGTTTTCTACGACATCAGTATTTTATCCGCCTTCGCCACCAGGAATTCGGATGGAGTAAGTCCGACAATACTTCGGAATCGTCCACTTGCAGCACTATATGCTTCAACCCAATACTGGATAAATAGCCTCGCTCATTACTGCTGTTCAACTAAGACGAACCTAGAGAATGGCCAGGGAATTCGGTATCAGCAAAACCGTGATCGTCCGGAATACTTTTGGATTCAAGACTCCGCCCCCGAACAGTCCAATAGTGGTCTGAAGTCCCCAGAATCGGACTGGCGTCAATGTACCGCCCACGGATCTCCCCCCCCCTACCGAGAACTGAAATGCCGATTATAATCCGCCCACAGCCCGCTCTCCCTGTCCCCAGCCGCCATCCCCCCGCCAGCCGCCGGTGGATTCCTCCGAGCGATGTCCGCGCCCAGGTAGTCGAAAGCCTGGGCGTGCCGGTAGTGCTCCAACGGCCCAGTCTCCACCCACCGGTAGCGCACCTGACCGTCCCCGGCATCTCGGATCCGGGTAGGGGCTTTCATCTGGGCGTAGAAGTCCCCGTTGTCGATCTCGCGAGCCGCCGCCGGGATCCACCAGAGGCCATTGCGGATCTCCTCGTAGGCGGCGTTCAGCGCGAAAGTGCGGTCGACGGTGACCCGGCAGTTCGCCTCGTCCCAGGTAGGCGGACTGATGCCGTCGTTCAAATAGTTGACCAGCTGGACGACGTGGTACCCGGCCGACTCCATCCATTTCTGGACAAGGTGCGGTTCCGGGTGCGGGGAGATCAGGCAGTTGCGAACCTCGAACTTGGCGATCAGCGCGTCGAGGTCCTTCCAGGTATTCGCTCTCCCGATGAACATCGCGTGCCGCGGCTCGGCATTGCGGCCGTCGTCGAACTCTGGGACCAGGGAGATCACGACATAGAACCCGCTGCTTCCCATCGAGACGCCCATCGAGCAGTAACCATCGACTGGCACTACCTGGGCGTACTTGTGGACGCAGCCGTCCAATAGAGAGTTCGTGATCTTCAGGCGCTCGCGGTCGGCGCCACTGAGCATCTGACCGATCGCCGTGTCGAACTCATCCACGAACTGGAAGTGGAGCATCGCGCACATCAGGGCGTCGGGGCCGTGGTCGTCCTGCTTGACGATCTTGCCAGCCTCGTTACGGCGGTAGCGCAGTAGTTGGCGGATGACGGTCTTGAGGTGACCGTCGTCAGCGATCTTGAGCTTCCCGTGGTTCAGGTACCGGGCGATGTTCTCGATGCCTCCGTCCTTGAACTTGTTGAAGGCAACGGACACCACTTCGAAACCAGCGTTTCGGCATTCCAGGTTCGCGTAAGCGTTTTCAGCATCAGCATAGACCATGAAGTCACCGAGGCGCGATCGGAGCTCAACCAGGTACTGGACAAGGTCGCCGATGGTCTTGCTGTCGAAGTTCCGGCCTTCGCTGATGACGACGTGGTCGACGGCCCGTTCGGCCAGGACGGCAACGGCGAACCGCCCCCAGTCAACGCCCACGACGCGGCGCACCGACCCTACCGGGCGCTGGAGGTCCGATAGGGGGGTGACAGCGGCCTGGACCTTCTCAGCGTCGTACACCATGCCGCTGGTCGTCGGCCGTTTGCACTCGTGCTCGACGGCCCAGACGTCTGTCCCGGAGTTGAGCATCTTAGCTTTGAGCACGTTGTCGCGGCTGAGGTGACCGGCGGCTGTCCGCGCTCTGCCGTTGCAGCCCTCGAAGTGTTCTCCCACTACCTGGCCTTCGGCGTCGCTGTCGGAGACGGACTCGGTCAGCGGACATTCGCGGCGGCAGTAGGCCAGGGCCGCCGGGTCAGCCTTCGTCGCCTCCTCGAGGCCCACCTTGCAGCACGCCATGCAGTCGTAGACGTCCCAGCGGTAGCGGCTGTAGCCACGTTCTTCGGCAAGGTCCCAGTTCTCCTGGAAGAACCCGAACGGGACGTGGAAGGTCGAGAGCAGGACGATCGTGAAGTTGGGCTCAGACAGCGCGCCCTGGACGGCGGCCTGCAGGACGCGACCTACCCGCGCATCCTCCTGGCAACTCTCGTCAGCCACGAACCCGGCGACATGCTTACCGCGGGCAGCTTTCTCCGATGCCGGGACGCAGGACAGGGTGACGCCGTTCTTGAGGCGGGTTTCCGACTGCAGGGGATCGCCGTCCAGTAGGGCGTCGGCCAGGTTCGGAACGCAGTACCAGAACTGAGACACGTATTCATAAACGCGCTTAGCTTGCTCGCCGCTGCCCGCCATGTCCAGGAAGCTGCGCCCGCGATAGACCATCATCAGCCAAATGAGGATGGCGGCTGCCAGCGACCCACCACCACCGCGCGGCTTCCACAAGATCGCCTGCTGGGTGCGCTCGTAGAACAGGTCGGCGACGAACTCCACCATCGGCGGGATCATCACGATCGGCAGGCGGCGACCGTCTTTGAAGATGAAGAGATGGGTTTCGACCATCTGCTTGAGCAGGGCGTTTTGTTCACTGGCCGTCAGGCCGTCGACCAGGAGGTCCGGTAGGCCGAAATCGGTGGGCGTTGCGCCGAGCCCGACTTTCGCTAGCAACGAACTCGAGGTCGTCAGCACGACGAGATCGCCTTCCTGCCCGCGGATGGTCCGGGTAAGGCCTTTGGTCGGGTATGTCACGATACGCCTCCTGTGTTAACTAGCCTATCGGCGGCTCATATCCCTTGCTACTTGGACCCCCAAGAGCCCTGATGGAAGCAGCTCAGCAGCCACCACACAGGCCCAAGGAGGACGAGCGAATGACCACACGCGATGCCGTAGATCAGTATCTTGCGCACTTGGCGGCGGACGGACGCAGTCAGCACACGATCGGCGCGTACAGCCGCGACCTCTCTACGTTCATTCGGTTTACAGCCAGGGAAAAGTTGCACGAGCTGGACGATGTTACTCCCGAGACGCTGACGCGCTTCATGGCGAGCCAGGACGTTCGCTACGCGACGAACGGCTGCTGCCGGGCCTCCGCGTCGGTCAACCGATATCGAGTCGCTGTGAAGGCGCTGTACGCTTTCTGGGAGGCTCGCTGGGTGGTGGCTCGCAACCCGACCGCGATCCTTCGCTGTCAGAAGCACAGAGGACTGCCGCCGGTAGTGCTCGACGCCGCTGAGATCACAAAAGTAGTTAACAGCCAGCTTCGGGGTAACAATGGTCCGCGCGACCACGCACTGCTCAGCTTCATGCTCTTGACTGGCTGTCGACTCGCCGAGACCGCGGCGCTGGATATTACCGACATCGACCTCGAGGTCCAGGTAGCGGTGTTGAGAACGACCAAGGGCGGCGATCCCGATCGAGTCATGATCAGCCCGACGCTCGCGAAGATCCTCAGAGCCCACATCGGTAATATCCAAGACGGCCCCCTGTTCACCGCTGCCGGTCGGCGGCTCTCGACCCGCCAGATCCAGCGGATCGTCACGCTGCGGATCCACGAGGCAGGGATCGAGAAGCCGATCACCGCGCACTCCTTGCGCCACAGCTTCGCAACCGCCCTCTACAACTCGACTTGTGACATCCGACTGGTCCAGCAGGCCCTGCGGCACACGCACGTCACGACGACCGAGATTTATGCCCAAATCGAGCCATCCAGGTGGCGGCGCGAGGTCGCCAGAATCGCGTAACTCGTTGTGTGGCATATATCTCCCACTATGCGACATAGCGTGGTTTTCCCGTCGATTCCTAGCGGTTTCCAGTAACGGCACCCTAAGGCTTTTCGTGCGATTTCTTGCAAATACTGAATTCGCTCTCAACCTCATGCCGTAGATCAGGTTACGCATTCAATTACCCCCATCGACCCGGTAGCGGAACGGCGCTTCGTTGATCTTCTCGGCGAACGTCTCGGCGAACCGACGCGCCCCACGGCTGTCGATCAGGCCGGATTCCAGCAGCGCCTTCAACACGTCGGCGACGACCACCTCGAGTACCTGGACATTGGCCTGCATCAGGGCGCGCACCTCACGGACCTCGGTCGGCTCTCCACGGACCAGCCGCTCGGTCCGCAGTCCGGCCTCGATCATGGCGGCGGCCTCTGACGCCTTGGTGGGGTCGAGGCGGCGCAGCGCCTGGACGCCTTTGGTCTGCAGCAGCTGGCACTCCTTGAGGTGCCGCGAGTTCATCTCGGCGACCGTCTCGCTGATTGCCGCGGCGACCTTTGCCTCGGTCGCTTCCTGGATGATGGCGCGTTCCTGTTCCCACCCATCGTCCTTACGCCAGTCGCCGATCGTGCCGGGCCGGGCGATGCCCAGCCGCTCGGCGATCTCGGCGTCGGTGTGACGGCCGACGATCCACAGGGCTTTCGCTTTGAGCCGGATCTCGTCCGGGTAGCCCTTGGCCCCCATCACTGAACTTCCCTGGCGACACGCTCGGCGGTCTGCCCGGTGAACTGCTCCCACCGCGCCACGATCACGTCGCAGAACTTCGGATTGCGCTCCACGGCAAAACAACGCCTACCGAGACGCTCGGCGGCGATGACCTGGCTGCCGCTGCCGGCGAACGTCTCGAGGCAGATGTCGCCCTGGCGGGTGTGCTTCAGCATGGGCAGCTCGAATAGGCGGACCGGCTTCTGGGTCGGATGCTGGCCGTCGGTGCAGCGGGCCTTGCCCTCCCAGTCGACCTCCCAGACGTTCGACTTCTCGTCGGTGACCGGGTAGGCCGCGGGTTTGTGGCCCTGCTGCCAGCCCATCAGGCACGGCTCGCTGCGGTAGTTCCACATCGCGAAGCCCAGCACGAAGGTCGGCTTCACCCACTGGATCATCTGGTGGTACCGGATCCCGACCGCCTGCCAGGCGCGCCGGAAGCAGTCGCTGGTCGCAGACGCGTGCCAGCAGTACCAAGCGGCGTCCAGAGCGACGTGGGGCAGAGCGGTCTTGAAGACGCCCTCGAGGAAGCTCTCGAACTCAGCCTGATCCTCGAAGTGATCCCAGGCGTCGAGGTCCTGGTAGTCGCCAGACCAGTCACGGTTCTGGGTGCCGGGGGCGCGGCCCTGTTCCTTATCGCGCTGGTTCTGTGGGTGGGAGGTCCCGTCGTAGCCGACGCCGTAGGGAGGGTCAGTGTTGTAGAGCGCCGCCTTCGCGCCATCCATCAACCGGGCCAGGGTCCCAGCGTCAGCGCTGTCCCCGCAGACGAGCCGGTGGCCGCCGAGGATGATCAGGTCGCCGGGGCGGGTGATCGGCTCCTCGGGGGGCGGCGGGACGTCGTCCGGGTCGGTCAGGCCGTCCTCGGGAGCCAGGTCAGCGAGTAGGTGCCGCATCTGGGCGGCGAGGTCGTCGAAGCGCAGGTCGTTCGACAGGTCGGGCAGGGCCGCTTCGATCTCCGCCAGCAGGGCGTGCAACTCGGGGGTGAACTCGCCAGCGATCGCCGGGCTGTTCAGAGCGACGTTGAGCGCCTTCTCCTCGATCTCGTCGAGGTCGACAACCACGACCTGGGTGGCGGTCTCACCGAGAGCCTGCAGGGCCTTGAGGCGCTGGTGGCCGCCGACGACGTGGCCGGTGCGGCGGTTCCAAACCACCGGCTCGACCAGCCCGAAGCGCTCGACGCTGGCTCGCAGGCCGGCCAGGGCCTCGGGCGAGATCGTCCGCGGGTTGTAGGGCGCGGGCATCAGGTCCGCGATCAGCTTGCGTTCGATGTTCAGGTCCGTCTTGTTCACGGTCTCTCCTTACGCCACGGACGCGGGGAGGGAGTTGCCCCTCCCCTGGTCCGAGGCCGACAGGTACAGTAGGTGAAGGAAACATCTGGTCGTGGCCGGCGGCGTGGTCACTGAAGGAACAGGAAGATGATCAGCGGCCAGAAGATCATCGAAAACCCGAAGGCGGAACCAAGGCTGGCCGAGAACGCCTCCCAGAATGCCTTGCCGTCGAAGTAACCGAGCGAGTGATTCCAGATGAGCCTGGCCATGGTCGTCCTCCTGGACGGTGGTGATGAGGACGCGTGCGTCCTCGACGCGCAGCAACGGTGCAGACAGTCCGGGTAGTGGGGTGTCGGGCCCGCCAATGGATACGAAACCCCGGGAATTCCGGGGTTTGTCCGGGGGGAACATTTTGTAAACCCCGGGCGCTAACTCGTTGTCATATAGTGCGATGAATGGCGTCCCGGGGTTTCCCGGGGTTTCTTTGCCACCCCTCACGCATGTGCGCGCGTGTGTGCGCGTGCGCGCGCGTGCGCACGCGTATATAGGGAGATAAAACCCCGGGAAACCCCGGAGGCCCTGTAACTCCCTATTGGATAAACAGATGCGGCCCGGGGTTTTGGAAATTCTCCTCCCGGCGAAACCCCGGGAAACCCCGGTAAAGCCCCGGATCATGACCCCTCCTGGCCGCCGAACAGATCGGCTGCTACCGGGACCAAGCGGTACTGATTGGTCTTGCGTGTCCTGTCGCCGCCGACCACCACGCGTAGGTCGCCGAACTTGCGATCGCGCAAACCGGACAGCGCACGGCCGAGCCGCATGCGTTGGCCGGTTTCGGATTTCGAGGCGTAGGCGAACCCGACCAGGTCCTTATCCTCGGCCAAGGTCAGCAGTTCACGCACCCCTACCGGACTCGTGCCGTGCCGCTCGTGCCAGGCCTGGACGAACGCCCGCCACTCGCCGGACTCGAGGTCGGCCGCAGCAAAGAACTCGTCGGCGTCGCCGAGGAAGCCGGGCAGGCCCAGGTGGGAGACCATGCCGCCGATCATCCCCGCCCACGACTCGAACGAACCGAGCGTCTGCGTTCCCTGTGGCGCCCCCGCGGCGATCCAACTGCGAATGATGATCAGAATGGCTCGCACCAAGGCCGGGCGGTTGAGCATTGCCCAGCCGCGGATCGGGTCGTGCTTGAAGCCGGTGCGTTTCCACGGCTGCTCTTCGGAGGGATTGATCCGAATCCGAACACAGCGACGTGCGATTTCGAGTGTCAGGATCGGGTTGTTCGCGGTCATGATCCAAAGCGCCCGGTTCGGGAAAGTGACGATCTTCGTCTGGCCCAGCAGCCGGTCCTTCCACATCAGCGCCGTGATCGCTGCGGCGATCTGAGCAGAGCGCAGTCCGTCGCGAACGTTATCAAACGTGATGATCGGCGTGCCGACGCTCAGAAGTGCCGTGATCTTCTTGCGGGTCTCGTTCTCGTCATCGGACATGGTGGTGTTGCCCGCATACTCGCCCAGGGCAATGATTGCGATCAGGTCGGCCAGTAGAGTCTTCCCGCTGCTCGGGATCGGGGCCTCCATCAGGTGGATTGGCGTCGGACCATCGATCATACGGCGGACGAAGGTCAGCAGCAGGGCGGCGACAGCATGGGCGCGGTCGGAATCCGCGGCGAACGGAAAGTCAACCAGCAGGTCGTCTATCAACAGGGTGCGTGCCGCGGCCAACTCCTCAGCAGATGGCCTCAGCGGCACATCGTAGGTGGCGGCATCCTCGTTCAGTTGGAGCCACAGGCGCGCTTCACGGTGGTATCCGGGGCGGGTGATCAGCCGCCAGTCTTTGTCGAACACGGGCGTGCTGATGACGGCTTCCAATTCCGGCAAATCAGAATGGGGGTTGGTCAGGAAGTCTTTGGCGGCGTCTTTCGGGGGATGGGCGTCCACAATTTGCCGCCCACGCTGCTGCATCCAGGTGGCTTTGCGCATGAGCAGGCCGTAGGCAGCGGCGTCCTCGAGATACTCGATCGACGGGACGCCCCCAATGCAGGCCAGACGCGAGAGGCGGCCGGCAGTGGTGAACAGGTGCGGCGGGTCATTGTCCATCAGCACGGCCTGCCAGGCGTCATCGATGACCTCGATCAGCTGGCGGCCGTTGATCTGGATGACCGGGCGCAGGCCCGCGGGATTTCCCTCACTACCCGGACCCTCGGCCGCCGCCTGCTCGACGAGGACCTGCAGTTCGGCGATCGTGTGGCCGGCGTCGAGCCAGTCGCAAATGTCGCCCTTGCCGGGCAAACCGGGAAGCACCACCACCCGGAAGTTGGCGGCTATCCCGTCAAGTGCCCGCGCGGCCTTCTCCATGTGAGCGCGACCGGGCTTGTCGTTGTCGGGCAAGGCCACGACGGCGCGACCGCGCAGGGTGTCGCTATATTCGGGCAGCCACTTTGCACTCGCACCGCCGGGTGCGGTGGTCGCAAGAAGCCCCTCACAGCTCAGCCGTTCAGCGCACTTCTCGCCCTCGACCAGGTACACGACATCATCAGGTCGAGCGATCAGCTCGGGCAATCGATACAGCACCCGCCGGGTGTCATTCAGGTCTTTTATCCAACCGCCGCGCCCATCGGGTCGTTGCTGCCAGAACTTCTTACCTGGACCGCGTACGACCTGGGACAACAGCGTGCCGGTTTCGTCCTGATAGTTGTAAGTGATCAGAGCTGTCCCTGCGCCACCGCCCGCCGTCGGCCGTGGTAACCCGAGCTGATCGCCCAGGTCGAACAGGACTTCCTTGAACTGCTTGCCCGTGGACCGCACCAGGAACGCGAAGACATCGCCCTTGTCGCAGCCCGCGAAGCATTCCCAGGTGCCAGTCTTGGTGTTTACTCCGAATGATTGGTTGTGATCATCATGGAATGGGCACAGACCCAGGATGCACTCAGTACCCGATGACTTCTGTCCCTTGATGTCCTTGAACACCGCCGGGATGTCGAGCCGACTCAGAATTTCGGCCTTGTACTGGTCCCACTGGTCACGGAGCGGTGCGCTCATGCTGCCCCTCCCCTCGATATTTCCAGTACATTTCCAGCAGCTTGTAGGTGAGCGCGCGGCCATGCTCGCGATCCCCGGCGAAGAACACCGGCACGCGGTAGCGGACCGACCAGGCGAGCAGCGAGCAGAGCGCGGCCTTTGGGTTCATCTTCGAGTGTGCGGGCCGGCGCAGGAACCCCGGCACGGTGTCTTCGATCACGACAACCGCGTAGTCGTACTCTGCAAGCCGCTCGAACTCCCGTCGAAAGCGGGCTCTCCCGCCCCCCAGGGAGCCGTACGCGTCCGCCTTGGACTTGCGCTCGATCGTGACCCGGTCTTCCAAGCCCACGATCGAGTAGTCCCCGGTCGGCAGGGTCTTAACGACCGCGCCGGTGAACGCGTACGGCTGCTGCTCGCGCGTGTCGATAGCGATGGTGAACCCATCCATGGCCGAACTTCCTTCCCTACAGGACCGCGCTCAGAACGGACAGTTGTCGTCGTCGGCCGCGCTGACCGCCGAGTACCCGCCGAACGGGATCCGGTTGCGGACCTTGGCCGCGCCCTGGTCGTCGCGGAACTCCTCGATGAAGGTCGTGATCCGCGCGTGCTTGCCCAGCAGCATGGTCGGTTCGAGGTCCACCTCGCCGGTGACTTCCAGGCCGCAGCTCCCGCAGACGAGCTTCACCCTCGGCATGGCCTTGGCGCTGAAGACCAGGTTGTCGAACAGGATCCGGCCGGCGTGCTCGCCACCCTCGACGGTCCAGCGCAGCTTCCACATCGGGTCGCCGGCACGCGTGATGTCCGTCTCGATGTCGGCCAGGACGCAGGTGTACTCCCCGTCGGGCAGGGGTGCGAAGTCGCTGACGGAGTCGATGGTCGCGAAGTTGATCCGAGGCATGGTCTTCCTCCTAGTCGGCGGTGGTGGCGGCCGGGGATTGTCCCGCGGCAGCCATGGTGAACTTGTCGAGGATGATGGCGGCGTTCTCCGCGGTCAGATCCTCGATCCGGCCGGCCCCGTAGGCCGCCAGCCGGCGCTGCAGCGTCTCCAGCTTCATACTGGAAGCAGTGACGAAGTGTCGGATGCGTTCTACCTGATCGTCGGTGGCCAGCTGAACCGGCACCGCCTCGCGGGACAGCGCGTCCGCACCGAGGCACTTCTCGAACACGGGGTAGCTGACCTCGAAATGGCCGCGAGGGAGCTTGTTCGATCTGTCCTTGAGGTTCTCGGCCATGAAGCGGCCGCCCTCGTCCCGGTAGAGCCTGAGGATCGTGTCGAACAGGTAGGGCAGTGACTTCTCGCCGTCGAAAGTCTCGCCGACGGGCCGCATGAAGCCGGTCTCGGCATATTGAGCTTTCTGCCGGGCGGTGATGATCACGTTCATGTCGAGCTGGATCAGCTTGCGCAGCAGCTCCTTGAACTCGGCCTTGAGCGTGACCCAGTCCTTCGGCTGCAGGACATAGAACTCGACGTTGTGACCTTTGCCGCCCTTGTTGCGCTTCAGGAAGATGTCGCGCCACTTCATCTGCAGGGCGTCCCAGTAGACGGTGATCGGGTCGATCACCAGCGTCAGGTAGGGGTGCGGGTGCGTTCGCAGCCAATCGACAGCTGCCATCACCTCGTCGGCCGTGGTCGCCTTCAGGACGTCGAATTCGAAGACACCGCCGTAGTGTTCGGTCCCACCCTCGAGATCGATTACGACCGGCCGGGGAAACCGAAGGGCGAGCGTCGTTTTGCCGTCGCCCGAATCGCCCCATAGGAAGAGCTTCAGTCGACGGACGGTGACCGTAGCCGTCTGGAACGGCGAGCCGTTACCCGCGAGGCTCATGGCACCCCCTCAGGGACCCGCTCGCGTCCTGAGCCAGCACACTGCGCTCGCGGATCCGAGTAACCAGGTAGACGACCGCCGGGCGCTCACTTCCGGCGGGATCGTCGCTGTCCCCGATCACTTGATAACCGAGGCGGCGGCACGCTTCGGCGTGGGCTCGATCGATCGCCTGAGCGGCGACGCAGAGCTCCTCGTCGGGGATCGGGCAGAGTTCGGACAGGGCCGCCAGGACGCCGGCGACATCCTCGAAGGCTTGGTTCAGGTTTTGCAGGCACTTACAGGGCGAGTTCATGAGCTTCCTCCTGGTTACCGGACTTGTCTCTTGCCCCGCTTAGGGGTGGCTGGGCTGTTACTGCGGACATTTTTCTTTCGGGCGCGTCGTAGTTCAGCCGTTGTGCTCGACTTCAGATCGAGGTCGCTCGGAAAGACAATAAACTGGGCGAGCGTTGACTTGCCGAAACCAGACGTATTGGCCTCGATGAGCTTCAAGGGACGGGTTGTGGCCGCGTATTTCTGGAATAGAGGCGCTTGTTTCTTTGTTGGGTTGCTCATTTCGACCCCCTATCGGACTTCGAAGCACCCCGACTCCGTAGTTGAGCCAGCAGGTAGATGATCGCCGGGTGCTCGTCGTCATCGGGATCCGCGCTGGCGATGCCCTCCTGCGCACCGCACCGGTTGCACGCCCGCTCGTGGATCAAGTCGAGGGTTCGGGCGAGTTCCCAGACCGCTTCATCGGGGATCGGGTACATGGCGGCTACGCCGCCGAGAGCCAGGGTCGCTTCCTCGAATGCCGCGGTCAGGATGCGGAGGGTATTGCAGCAGTCAGCCATGATTTCTCCTTCCGGTGTTTCGTCCCTCTACCCCCTTAAGGGGGGCCTCATCGATGCTGTGGGACATTTTTCTTGCGCGATTCTGTAAATATTTCATGACCCGCTGTTTGCGCTTCCGGGACGCGTCAACAGACATGCCCAGTTGGGCGGCCATCTCCTCGATGGAGTACCCGTACAGGAGGCAGCCAATCAGGATCAGGCAGTCGGGCCCGGAGATCTCGCCGCGGCGAGCCATGGCCTTGAGGTGAGCACGGGCCCATGCGGCGTCATGGCGACGTTCGACGGCAGCGAACTCTTCGTCCTCGATGCCGGGAGCACGGACACCGCGGCCTTCTACGTCGTCTTCTTCCTCCCCATCGATCAGCAGATGATGAAATTGAACGACACGTCTATGCCTGGCTTTGCGGTTCTTGCGATCGAGGAGACCGGCGGCCGCAAACTCGTCGCCCGAGACGATTGTGGGGTGGGAATGAGGAACGGTGCGGACACGTTCGGAGTTGTAGGCCAACCGCACATCATGCTGGACGTCGTTTAAAATCTTCTGACCAAGGCGATCACTCCTGGCGACAAGGTCGATGCGGTGTAGGACGGTGATGAAGGCCCAGAGGACTTCAGAGTCGAGCCGGACGTCCGGCAGATCTGCAATCGTCGCTTTCTCTTCGTCGTACCGCTTCAAACCGCGCCGGCACATTACCAGTGGCCGCCAGAACAAGAAGAGCAAGATGTCGCGCCACACCTCATCCGGCGTGGCTTGCGCGGCCTCCAGGATCGGACGCAGCGCGGCATCTGCTTCCTGAGTGCGAGGCCCAACCTGTTCGAGCCAGCGACGCGCTTCGTCCCAGGTCATGCAAGTTCGGAGGGGATTCGCAGAGCATTGTCGCCGTAAATCATGCAGGCGGTGGATAGCGACACCTCGTGCGAGATTCCAGGACAGTTCTCCGGGAGGGGTGATAGAGTCGAGGCGCATTCCGTCCGCCTTCGTGGCTGGACGTCATGCGCCTCTCGGTTACGGGTGAGGAGGTGTGCTAGAGCATGTGCGCGGACACGGCTGTGCCAGTCCGGTCCAACACATTCTTGTGCTGGCACCGGCGGCAGACCCGGCTAACCGCGTAGTTCTCGCCCGACACGATAGTGATTTCGGACTTGTTCTTCAGGCGGATGTCGTGTTGGTCAAGGATCCCCAGCAGGCTGTTGCACCGTTCGCATCTCCAGAATTCGTGCATGATGTGTCCTCCTTAGACATGATCGAGCGCTGCAACATCGCGCGCTCGCGACCCATGTTCAGAAGGAGACATGAATTGGGACAGGGACCATGAAGGGACGGTTATGGGACAATTAGGGGACAGCGTATATAATTTAGTATCAACTAGTTGCGGTGACGTAACGGTCTATTAGTAACCATTTAATTTTCTTCGGTGGGTTGAATCTGTACAGGCGTAGCTCTCCGGGATCCGCCCGACCCGTTTCAAACAACAGATAGGCATGCCTTCCGAGCTCGAAATCGCTCTTTAGTCGGGCCCTGGTGAAACACTTGTACGCCGCCTCAACAGAGGATACGCCCGAAAGAAAGTCCTCGGGCGTGTGCCATCCAGGATGGAGGATGTAGTCACGGATGATCGCGAACTCTCCCCTAGTTAGTCTTGCCCGTTGGTGTGGAACGCCCTTTGCCTTGCGTTTGTGAACTACGCATGCGCATCCATCGATTATGATGTCGATATCACCCTTGTCGGTAACGAGCTTGTTATACTCGGCCTCATAGACATCAGCTACTTTTCCATTTGCGAAATACACCTTTGCATGCGGAACGCCGCGCGCCTGAGGACCGTAATTCTGGCGATTCGCGCTTCGGTGTTCTTCGTTGTGGATATTACGCGATTTCAGCATGGCGGAAACACCCGCCCCACCTCCACTACCTACACGGCGATGGATCGTGTCGATGATATCGCATACGGCTTCCTCCGAAATTCCGTGCTGGTGCGACAACCGGCGGATATCAGCCATCAAGGCCCCCGCGCCTTGATCGGCGCCCACTCTGCCGATCAATCCGATTGGCGGGCCGCCATTAGCCCTTGCAGGCGCAGGGGCGTGACCCCGAGAATGGCGCGTCGGAGCGATGGTCATCGGGCCGACATCACTATATGGAGAGGTCACCCTGCCGATTCCGCGACGAAGGGCCGACATCATGTTGTAAAGGGGTTGGGTGCCATATTGGTCCGCCAGCACGCGGTCAGCCTGAAGGAGCGTAGGAAACAAGTCGCGGCCGAGTCCTTTATTCAACAAATCCATGACCCGCGTTGTATCGAATCCTACAGAGGTGCGCAACATATCGCCGGCCATCGGCACCGGCATACTCTGAAGGATCCTTGAAACCCACTCCTGACGCTGATGCGCAACGCGCAAGAATAATTGGCTGCCTGCTGTTAGATCCGTCAATCGACGATGTGATTCTGCAGCGATGGCGACAAGATTCGAAGGACCCTGGGCTGCTTGTGCCCATGCCATCTGATGTGCTGCGAATCGGAACGCGTTACCAGCCCCACTCATTCGCATGACATCCTGCGCCATCCGCAGTTCGGGGCGTACTTGATCAAGCGTGCGCATGGCGTACGCCACTTGCTGCCGTTCTGATCGCGTCAGACCGTTGTTGGCTGGTTTGTCACGTAGCCGGTTTTGTTGAGGGCGAGTCGATCTTCCAGTTGTGCCGGCATCGTTATTGGCCATGTCATCAGGTAACCCCCGTTGCTGACCTGCGCTGGCACCAGTATCTGACGACGGCGTGTTGGGAGTGAGAGGGCCGTTGTCGTCTTCGAATTTGTCTTGCACCATCAGATGCGTCCTTTCTACCACATTCGGGATTCAACTCTAGCTCATCGGAAGCGCTATCCCCACCCCATTTGTATGTCCCATTTACTCCGCCACCGACCCCTTATAGGGGTATGGATACCGAACGCGAGTACATCACTGCCGACGCCACTGCCAGCACGAACTGCCAGCAGGCAGAGCTTTCCCGGATGTTGGCTATGGCCTATTTGCGGCTCCTTCGTCAGCGCCACACTAACTGCCAACCTGGGGCCCAGTTAGGGCTGTCAGATTCTTCATTAACCCGTTGCTATAGGGCAGCCCCGGAGTGATAGATCGACATGTCAGAAGCCAACAACCCGTTGTCCTGGAAGGAGTTCTACATGTCGACCAGCAAACCGCCCCTCCCTGACCACGAAAACCCCGACTTCCTGTTCTCGATCACTTCGACGGCCCTGCTCCTGTCGATCGAATCCGGCTCGATCGACCCGATCACCCTTGCCCGGCGCGAGCTCGCCAACCGCGGCGTCGACCGCAGCGGCGCGTGGGTCGGATTCCCGGCCGCCGCCCGGATCCACCTCGAGGGCCAGGAGGCTGGGCGATGACCGGGTACCTGCGGTTGATCCGCGAGATCCTGGCTCACGCCGGTCGCATTGGCACCGCCGACCCGCGGCACGTCGAAGCCTGGATGCGCGTCGAGCATTCGACGCTCGACGCCCTTTCGCACGAACAGTTCGTGGCCGAAGTCGGCGTCGCGTTGCGGTGCATCGCTTCAGCGACAGCAGACGACAACGAATCACTGGCGCAGAGCTACGGGCTCTGAGCACTACCACCTACTCGGAGGAAATGATCATGGCTATCAAGAAGAAGACCACGACGAAGAAGGCGTCCACGAAGTCCCCGGCCAAGAAGCGCCCGGCGTCGAAGGCCGCTGCCCCCAAGCGCCCGGCCAAGCAGCCCGCCGCCGCCAACCAACTGCGCCGCACCTACAAGGGCCAGGAGATCGTGGTCGACATCGTCGACGGCCAGTACCTCTACGACGGCCAAACCTTCAAGAGCATCTCCGGGCTGGCCCGCCACATCGTCGGCTACCAGATCAGCGGGCCGGTCTTCTTTAAGCTAACCGGCGCGAAGGCGTCGAAGGAGTCGTGATGGCCGAGCCGAGCATCGCCGCCCAGGTCGTCGCCCTGACCCACCTGTCGGTCGCCGAGCTGCGCGTCCGGTGGCAGGAGGTTTTCGGCGAACCGACCACACAGCGGCACAAGCAGTACCTGGTCAAGCGGATCGCATGGGAGTTGCAGCGGCAATACTTCGGCGATGAACTATCACCCGAGGCCAAGGCGCGACTGCACGAGCTGCAGGACGAGTTCCGCACAACGCCGCCGACCGCGTGGTTCAAGGGGGCGAAGCACAACCGGGCTCCCGCCCCCTCCCCCACTACCCGGAAACGGCCCGTCCGTGACTCCCGCTCGCCGAAGCCCGGCACCACCCTGACCCGCGACTACAAGGACCAGCGCGTCGTGGTCCACGTCCGCGGGGATCGGGAGTTCGAGTGGAACGGTGCGATCTACCGATCGTTGTCGGCCGTCGCCAAGGCGGTCACGGGTTCGCACTGCTCAGGCGTGGCGTTCTTCGGACTGTCCAATA